CCAGTTTTTTCAGAATACTGCTCTTCTACTTCGTAGGCAGTACCTTGCCACTCAAAGTCTCTTTCTTTAAAGTCAATTATTTCATTTAGAAATGTTCCATCAGATAAACGTTCAAAATAAAAAGTATTGATTGCTGGTGAAGCAACAATTAATAAACCGTTTATAGATGTAACTTGTATTTTTTCTTCAGAAGGAACAAAAGAATTATTAGCTGAAATAGTTCCACCAGAAGAACCAGCCTGAGTAGCTAGATCAATTGAGTAGTTCAGCACTCTTTGAGCAGATAAAGGCTCTTTTGCTTTTTCGTAGAATGAAATATTAGAGCCAATCTGCACAACTAAAAACTCTAAATTAGGGAGTCCTCCAACATTATACCAAGTAGCTGTGTGGAATACTGATCCTTCAGGAATAACTATACCATCTGTAACTGCATTGTCTTCTAAGGATACAGCTTTACGACGACGACGAGTACCGTCCCTCTCTAAGGAACAGTTCAATTCGTCTACAGAAGCATTCTCAGGAAATGTTAATTCACTAGCTTCTGTTATTAATCCACCAGTAAAAGTATTAACTTGTTTCTGTGTTAGGCTCTGTGGCATTTATAGTTTCCTTTTTGGCCCTTCGAGCCTTAAACCTATCGTTAACAGCTTTACGAGGGGTTACCCTCTTAGTAGCTAAATGTCTTTCAACTGCTGCTAGTGCTCCTGCTGGTCCTGTCCAAGATCCTTCTAGTTCACTAGGTACTTTAGCACCACTCTCATATTTTACTTTGTATAGTTTGTAACCATCTTGTGGTTTGTAGACTACTAAATCTTTTTCAGTCTTATTACTTTTAACTTTTATTTCTTGATTGTCTTCATCTCTAGTTAGCTCAATGTCTACCATACTTATTCTTAGGCCTTCCTTTGTTTACCTTGTGCATGTCATTCTGTACATACACTTTTTGTCTTCGGGCTGCCTGTTCTATCTTAGGATCTGATCCTGCTTTAAATAAAGACATAGCAGTTGATTTAGATTCTGCTAAGAGTAATGGGAACATTACGTCATCTACGTCAGGTATAAATGTATCTGAGAATGAGTCAAAGTTAGGATACTTAGTACCGTATGCTCTTGTCTTAGCTGATGTAAGGGTAGAGTCTACTGATGAATCGTAGGCATCTAGCACTACATTCTCATCATCAAATGAGGTATAATACGTCGGCATAGTATCGTTACGTATAAGTAAAATACTATCTGATGCTACATCATTAACCTGTAACACATCAGATGAAAGACTGTCCCTACTATCAGATAAACTAAAGAACTCATCTGGTGTTAGGTATGTTAGTCTTTCATATTCTACTCCACCTACAGTCTTAGAAACGTTGTAGTCTAAGAACTCTATGTTCTTTACTCTACTAGGGAATTTAAAGTGAGTAGGTCTTACTGAACTAGAGAAAGATGTTAGCTTTATTGTTTGTGCATGTTCAGGTATTATACGAGTAGAGATTAAATTAAAGTAGGTGTTCTCTACTACCTTAGCTATTTGTTCAGCTTCGTTAGAATCAGAAATGCTGTTGATCTCTTCCGAATCCATATCGGATAAGATATTTTGTACCATTTCGAGAAGAGTCATTTTCATGTTATGCACTCATTCCTATAATAGAAACATAGATATTAGCATAGTTAACATCTACGTTATCTGTACTAGCTTTTGTTTTAATTTCTATGTAATCGTTTTGTGTTAAAGCAGTTAAGCCAGTTACACTAATTGAACCCCAAGCACCAGAGGATATAGTACGTATAGCTCTAGAACCAACAATCTCTGTACCGTTCTTAAACAATGCCCATTCAACGTCCTTAGCACTACCTGTACTTTGAGAGGATGACATTGTAACATTTAACAATGCTGTAAGATTAGTAGCATCATTGTATTGAAATCTTAGGTTAGGGGAGGTTACCACTGTGAACCCAGATACTATAGAAGCTGATACTGGAGGAGAAAGAAACTTCTCAGTAGTATCCGTATCTAAACTATAAGCATAAGGGGAAGAGTGGTTGAATGCTGTAGCAGCACTTAGATGTCTGTGGATTGGTTGCCATGTACCACTACCTGAACCATTAGCAATATAGGCTGAACCACTAGAAGCAGTGGCTGTACCTTTAGGTTCATGTAATGCACTACCAGTAAGGGATGAATGTTCTACGTTTGCCATTGTAAATAAGTCCTTAGTAGGGGAGACTTGTTAAGACTATTATACACATAAGTAAAATAGTTGTCAAGTGTTAAAGAGATAGAGGAGGAGATTTCTCCCCTCCCCTTGTATTTATGTCACTAAGCCAATGGCTTTGTAAGAACAGAAACCAAGTTCTCTGGACGGTACAATTTAAGACCGTAACGTGCAGTAGTAACAAACTCTGTACGTTGGTAATCTTTGTTGTACTCAGTGTCCACATTTGGCATCTGTCTCCATGCACCAACAAATGGCTGCACTGCTTGGTCAGCAGAGAAGAACATGTTGTTGATTGCGTTAGCTGGAGCAGCTGAACCACTGATAGTTTCTGAAGACTTTGTAGCTAAGTAGTTAGATGTGTATACATCAAAACCGTAGATGTTAGCAATGAAAGACATACCAGATGCGATACCTGAGTTGACGATACCTTCCCAACGTGGGTTGTTTGATACACTTGTTAAGTTTGAAATTGTATTCATTTCAAATTCAACTGATGGATCAACAATAGCCACTAGGTTCTTCTGTGGTACTTTACCAGTTTTTAATGCACGAAGAGCTTTAGCAAAGTCTTCAACTGCAATTTTACCA